CGTATTACTCGCATCTTATAGAGAGCGCTAACAGAGAGGGCAGAGTTGGTAACGTCCACCACGACCCTCTTATGGAGACCAGAGCGTACTTTGATATTGGTGGCACAGGGGCGAAGTCTGATGCAACAAGCATTTGGACTGTACAGTTTTATAAGTCAGAGATCAGGGTGCTGGGTTATTACGAGGCACAAGGTCAGCCATTAGCGACTCATGTCGCCTGGTTACGTGATCAGGTACAAGACATTAAAACGGTTGTGCTCCCGCACGATGGTCGAACGCACGACAAGGTCTATTCAGTGAGCTATGAATCAGCGTTAAGAGATGCTGGTTACAACGTGATAGTAGTGCCAAATCAGGGTGCGGGTGCTGCAGGTGCCAGGGTTGAAGCCGTTAGGCGCATATTACCCTCAGTGTACTTTAATGAGCCTGATTGTAAGCACGGTTTAGAGGCGCTTTCTTGGTATCACGAGAAGCGCGATGAGAACAGAAATATAGGGCTAGGCCCAAATCATGATTGGTCAAGCCATGCGGCAGACGCCTTTGGAATGATGGCAGTGGTGTATGAGCCACCAAATGCATCTTGGGGTAAGCCGTTAAGGGTTAATTTAAAAGGTATTGTATGAGCGCACGGATGGCAGGCATATTAGATGAGATTGCTGCATTCTTGCAAAAGGACCAGGCTGCAAATCCGCAGTTAGCTGGTCGTCACCCGTCAGACAATGCAGACCTAAGTGCGCTGCAATTAGCCCCGCACATGGCGAAAGGGTTAATTAATGACGTTGCTCGGTATGGTAAGCAGGCTATAACAGGTCAGGTGTCAGATAAAGAACTGCTACCTCAGCAGCCGTTAATGGGTCAGGCAAAGGCAATTGCTGATGCGGCTGGCTCTGGTATGGGTGCAGCGTTAAATTATCAAGTGCCATCATTAATGCGTGGCCCGCGATCTGTCATGGACGATATCACTATGGCTGTTGATGCCTATCAAGGTGCGCGACCAGGGTTAGTTGATGCGGTAGGTGAGCCATCTGTTAATCGTGTTGAAGGTGCTGGCCTGCTAGGGTCAATGGTAATGCCAGGTAGAGCAGGAAAGATAATTACCAAGCCAGAATCCATACAATTGCCAAGACAAATAGAAACTAATTTTTCCACAGAAAACGTATCCGATAAAAAGTTTTTAGCGCCGATTCTCGATAATTTAAAGGTTGATGCGCAACGCATTGACTACCAAAAGCCTGAGATTTATTTGCCTGATCATTATGGAAAAAATGCGTTAATTACAATGGTAGATAGATCACCTACCAACACACAGATTTACGGTGTGAACGGTGTAGAGTTTAAAACACCGCAGCAAGTGGGTGGTGGTCGTGATTACATGTTTGATGACATAAACTCACCGAGTAGTGTGTTTGCCAATGAAGAGGGCGCAACTACTGGTATCTTGAATCGCAAAGATCAACTAGGTGATGATGATATGTTGATCATCCCAATGGAGATGGCGCCAACATCTGTTGATTTTCCTAATTTCGCTCCTGGGTTGCATATGCGGTATGCACAGGTGGCAATGAGCAAAAAAGACAAGAAATACGTTAACGAGCTTATTCAAAACGGCGGTGATGGTAAATTAATTAAAAGCGTTGATCAAACGCCAGTGTTAGATTTCGATATTGACATGGAGAATCCAGATAAGTTTCTAGCAAGCCTGACAGGGCCACAAAGAAAAACCATCAATAACGTGTTTGATATGGTCAATCGTCCAAGCCCTGGGCAGAAAAAAGATGGTGTAAGGCAGGTAGATGGAGCACTTTCCAATACAGAAATGAGAGCTGCTGTTTCAGACCCAGAAATGTTTAACCAAGAAAGTTTGATGCAAACAAACAATGTGGGTCTTATTACTGGTGGGAAGGTTCCAAGTAATCATATGACTTATAACATGGGCATGGAGGGTCAGGGGCTTGGTGTTCTTAACATACCAAGAGAGGCCCCACCAACAGCGCAAGACTTTTTGCCTGAATTGTTCACGCGATCAAAGCCAGGTTATGTGGATTCTCAAGATGCTTACACAGCACGGATGGGAGTGCGAACAGCGGAGATTAATGAAGGTTTATTGAAGCGGCTAGGGTATTAGTAACGGTATCAATAACAACCTGATCATCGTCTTGCATCATTGCAATAATTTGACGATATTCTTTAGAACCATAAATAGCATTTGATTGCTGATAAAGCATTAACAACTCATCAATCCTGGCGTTTTGTTTTTCATTATATTTTGGCTTATCCATTCTCCAATTATATCAAATTTTACGAGAAATTACATGTCTATATCCACATATAGTGAGCTTAAAACAAGCATTGCTGACTACCTCAATCGTGCTGATTTAACGTCAATCATACCGACATTTGTCTCATTGGCCGAGGCGCAGATCAACCGCGATGTCAGGCATTGGCAGATGGAAAACAGGGCTACAACGAGCTTTGATGGCCAGTACGGTACGCGCCCATCTGATTGGGTATCAACCATACGTATGCACTTAACAGGTAATGGTACAAGGGCGATGAACCTGATTAGTCAGCAGGCGATGGCAGAGAAACGTGCCAATGACAATGATGCTGCTGGTACACCTATGTTCTATGCGCACTCTGAGTCACAGTTTGAGCTATACCCAACCCCAGATCAGGCAACAACAGCAGAGATACTGTACCACCAAAAGGTCCCTGCACTAAGCGATAGCAACACCACTAACTGGCTTTTGTCTTATGCGCCTGATGTCTATCTGTATGGGTCGTTAATACATTCAGCGCCTTACCTTGCAGAGGATGCTAGGACGGCTGTATTTGCACAAATGTATGGCGCATCTATTAATCAATTAAACGAAAAGTCTGAGGAGTCAAAGACCTCTGGCAGCGGGTTAAAATTACGAGTGAGAGGATTAGGATGAGCTTTACCAACTTTTTAGAGACAGAGATACTAGATCATGTATTTGCTGGTAACGCCTATAGCGCGCCAAGCAACGTGTATTTAGGGCTTTACACTGCAGCACCTAGTGACACAGGTGGTGGTACTGAGTTATCAGGTAGTGGTTATGCACGGCAGACAATGGCAATGAGCGTATCAGGTAACACGGCAACTAACTCTGCAGCAGAAGAATTTGCAACGGCAACCGGTTCCTGGGGAACAGTCACCCATGTTGGTGTATTTGATGCATCATCTAGCGGTAACTTGTTGGCCTTTGGTGCTTTATCTGCGTCCAAAGCCATTGCTACTGGTGATGTCTTTCGTATTCCAGCAGGTGATCTTGACATAACGCTAGACTGATATGTTATACGGTGTCTATCGCTACGGACAGGCTGCATTCTCTACAGCCACGTTGCACGATGGTGCATCCACCCTTGCTGCAACATCACAGGTCCAAAGCTCTGGCATACGAGTTATACAGGGTTCTGCAACTATTGGCGCAAGTGCTGGGGTTAGCACTTCAGGATTAAGAATATTACAGGGCGTGTCTGCTGTATCGGCAGGCTCTAGCACACAGGTATCGGGTTCTGCATTACTTGCAGGTAGCTCTACGATCTCTGTAGGTAGCGCACAATCAACCTCTGCCTTATTGGTTAGGCAGGGCATATCGACAATATCCGCAAGCTCATCATCTAGCATACAGGCCACCCAAGTCTTTAATGGCGTGGCGGTGCTTAGATCAACTGCACAGGTTGTTACTTTGGGTAACATCATTGCGGTAGGGGCTATGTCAAGCAGTACGGTAAGTTCGGCCACTGCAGGTGGAGTTATTTTGTGGGGTGACAATGCCCTGACAGAGACAGATTATGAAAATATAGCGTCAGTATCCTCTACTTGGTCTGATTCTTCACAAGTCAGCAACAGCTGGTCAGACACCAACGCTACATCAAACAATTGGACGAATACGTCCGACAACGAAAATTTATGGGAGGCCGCTTAAATGGCTGATACAACGACTTCAACTTACTCACTGGTAAAGCCAGAGGTTGGTGCATCTGCGGATACGTGGGGTACTAAGCTCAACAATAACCTGGATGCACTTGATAACCTGCTTGATGGGGGTGCTGCAGTTACGGGTATGGATTTAAACACTCCTGACATAGATGGCGGTACGATTGATGGCGCAGTTATCGGTGGCGCTAGTGCGGCAGCAGGTACTTTTACAGATGTTGTAGCTGCATCCTTAGATATTAGCGGCAATATAGACGTAGACGGCACTACTAACCTTGATGTTGTAGACATTGACGGCGCTGTAAACATGGCGACTACCTTGCTTGTTACAGGTAACGTAGACTTTAACGGCGACTTAGACGTAGACGGTGTTACTAACCTTGATGCTACTAATATCGTGGGTGCGCTAGACGTTACTGGCACAGCCACGATGGATGGGTTGGCTGTATCAAAAGCGTCTGGCGACATTGCTACTTTAGAAAGTACAACTGCCGCTTCTGACGTAGAAGCCAACTTGGTCTTTAATCCTGTTTATGACGTTAACGCTAGAATTGTGTCTGCTCGAGAAGGTGCGGCTTTAGCTAGTACATTAGCGTTTGAAACAGCAGTAGATAACACTGGCAACACAGTAAGGCGACAATTAATTTCCTCCAACGGCAGCATCTCGTTCTACGAGGACACAGGCTCAACGCCAAAAATGGTGTGGGATGCCTCTGCGGAGTCTTTGACTATTGGTCAATCCAACAACTTCTCAAATGCTTTGGCAAATGATTTACAGGTAGGTGTTACGTCGGGTTCACATGGTATAACTATTGTTGGCCAGAACAATGCGAGTTCTAACCTGTTCTTTGCCGACAACAATAATAGTGACGTTGGCAAACTAAGTTATTCCCACGCAAGCGATGCTTTGTCATTTACTGTTGCTAGTGCAGAACGCATGCGCATAAATGCCTCTGGATTCGTCGGAATCGGTACGTCTTCTCCTGTTGAGCCTCTTCATGTACAAGAAGGTTCTTCGGGCATAACACAGAGAGCAGGCACTGTTGCACTTATTGAAGGCAGTGGCAATACAAAAGTAACTATTGCCTCTGGAGCTACATCCACAGGAGAGTTGTTGTTTGGCCGAAGCAATGATAATGATGCTGGCCGTATAATTTACGACCACAACAATAATAGTTTATCGTCTTACATTGGCGGCACAGAACGCATGCGCATAAATGCCTCTGGATTCGTCGGAATCGGGACAGATTCCCCTGCGGGTAAGTTGGACGTTACTGGCACAGCGACTCGCGCGGCTTATATCCGAAGCAACACAACAGGTGCGCGAATGCACTTTCTTGATGGAACAACAGCCTCAGTTACGACTGTGGGCGTTGGGGCTGAAGGTAACAACCTTGTGTTACACGCAGGAGGACAAGAGTTAATCAGATGCGCAAGTTCAGGCAACGTCGGAATAAATACGGCTTCACCTGCTTCTAAGTTATCAGTACACGGAGGATCAAGCGGCACTAATGTTGATGTTGCGGCATTCACATCAGCAACTGGAGCTTTAAGTATTAAATGTTCTGACCTTGCGGCAGGAAACCCAACGTGGACATTACGCACATTTTCTGGCGAGCCGATGGCTTTCGCGCAAGGAACAACAGAACGCATGCGGATTTCTGCCACTGGGGCCGTGGGAATCGGTGTGAGTTCGGCTAGTGGAGCTTTACAGATTTTTAAGGCAGGTCAAAGTTCTTACCAAACCTACAGCAACACAGGCTTAGGCGCAATAGTACAGTCTTATCAAAGTCAAGGTAATCCGTATACAAAAACTACTGATATTGTAGCGGGTTCGGATGGCACTGTACCTAGCGAAATCCGACTTTTAACAAGAACAGCAGGTTCGTCTACTGTAACTGAGAGGGTACGCATTTCTGCCACTGGCTCCGTGGGAATCGGGACGGCTTCTATTGGAGGGTCAGCTACTACAAAACTACACCTTAGGAGCGCAACGACATCATCTCCAACAGTAGCCAATGACGCAGATGAATTAATTATTGAAGGCTCTGGCTCAAGCGGAATGACTTTTTTATCAACTACATCTTCCAATATTCGATTTGGAGATGCGGCGGATTCAAGTATAGGTCAAATCAGCTACAATCACGCAGGAAACTATTTATTATTTGGTACAAACAACGCAGAACGCGCTAGGCTGACAAGCGATGGTGCGCTGTTAATTAGTACTACTGATCCCTCACCTGTTGGTAATAACGTAGCAGGTGGCATTGCATTATTAAATAACGGCTCTGGGCAGTTTAGTCGTGATGGCGGTACTACGCTTTTACTTAACCGTAAAAGTTCTAATGGTGAGTTACTCAGGTTTAACAAAGATGGTGCAATAGCCGGAGGAATCGGCGTTAACGATGGTGACGTATACATAGGAACTGGAGACACCACACTGCGATTCGCTGACAGTGCTAACGCTGTTATTCCTAGAGGAACGGATGGTGCCGTGCGAGACGCTGCTGTTTCCCTTGGTAACGGCTCTAATCGTTTTAGTGACCTCTTTTTATCAGGCGGTGTTTTCTTAGGCGGGTCAGGTGCGGCTAACAAGTTAGATGACTACGAGGAGGGAACTTGGACTCCTGTGTTTAAAGATAGTTCTAATAATAGCGCGAGCGCAGGCACAGCATCGGGTACTTATGTAAAAATTGGTTCAGTAGTACATGTACAAGGTAATTTAATTAAT